CTCCAGGTTTCAGGTGCAAAATAGCCTAAAATTGATTTTAAGGTACATTTAAGGCATTATTTTAATCAAAACGTATAAATATATTAATAGTATTAAAATAATGCTTTAATCAAAGTTTATCAATAAAATAAGGGCTTCGCAAAGGTAATATTTTCTTACAAATGTATAATTTATTATAATTTAACAATATCTTTGTTGATAATTTAATAAAATTGTTAATTTATTGCATTAAAAACTAATTTATGTTAAAGTTTAAAAAAGTAGTTTTTTAATCAAATAACAGGCTTATATTTGTACTCAAGTTAAGGAAGTGATTTACACGGCAAACTTAAAAACATTTATATCATGAAAAATCAAGAAATAATACACAATATTTATATGAATATCGGGGACATCGAAAACATTTTTTTACCCGTATATTTTGAAAATAAAAAAATACAATTTACTAATATAGGTTTTCAGTCAAATTCAAGCGGAAACGAATATTTTTTAATAAAGATAAACAATAATTATAAATTTTTATTATACGGACATGAAGCAGATTGTGACGGTGCTTATTTTTTTTACCATATAATAAACATTTTTGACGTATTTAACAATGAATATAAACCGTTAAAAAACTTATATAAAAAAGACATTTTCAACATATTAAACCAATACAATAACATTTAAAAATTAATAACTAAAACACCCGCTTAAAATAGTTTAAGCGGGAAACCTTAAAAACTTTAATAAAATGAAAAATCAAACTTTAAAAACCGCCTTATTTTTTAGCATTATTTTTATTGCTATTGTAACAGTTCACATTTTAACGCCTCAAATGTATAAATAATGAAAAACTATTTTACAAAACAGAAACCGCAAATATTAACCGCTAAAATTTTTGCAATTTATATTCTAACTAATTTAATAATCAATTTAATAAAACTTTAAACAAAATGAAAAAAGTAAATTCACCACAAGCAACGGCGCACTTATTCGCAACCCAAACACAAAACGAAGCGTACACGCCAACAAGAAACTTATATTTTTACGATAAAAGTATTTTTTCTTATGGCTCTCATTTTTGTATTGCTAAATTTGTAGATAGTAAAACCTTGTTATTTACGGAGCGCACTTATTCCAACACTACCGCCAAACATATTAGCGTAGTTAGTTATGCGACTAGTCACATTGATAAAATTTATTGCAGCAACCCAAACGCCTCACACGTTGACAATTTTAATGTATGGTTAAATATAGCGGAAAAATACGCGGAAAAATTAAAAAACGCACGAAAACCCGAACTATACATTTTTGAACTTGAAAACATAAAAAGAAAAGCGAATATTTACGCAAATTATTTTAGTATTGCTATTCCTGAAACTTTGCAAACGGTTTTAAAAGTCACCACAAAAGCGGAAATTTTGGCATATATGGAAAAGAAATCGGAACTAATTAAGGCGGAAAAATTACGCAAAGAAAAGGAACTAAAAAAGGAACATGCGACAAATTTAAAAAAATGGCGTAATTTTGAAATAGGGCGTTTATATCAACGTGACGGTTTCGACTACTTGCGAAAAAATAACGAACAATTTGAAACGTCACAAGGCGTAAAAATACCGCTTGAAATAGGATTAAGACTATATAAAAATTTAGCAAACGTAAAAGTTAACGATAAATTTTTAGAATATACCGTAAACGAAATTACAAAACAATTTATTTGCATCGGATGCCACAAAATAACTTTTAAGGAAATTAATAATGTAATAAATAAATAAGATGAACACATATATAATCAAAACAAGTCACGAAATTGAAATTGACACGTATAAAGAGGGGTTAACAAATTGCGTAAATTCATATAGTTTAAAAAGTGAAATAAAAGCAGCAACCCCGCGCGAAGCAGTACAAAAATACTTTGATGAATATTTGTATTATACTTTTGATATAAAAAGCGCATACATATTACACGAAGAGGAAAACGACGAAGCAACAAACGTATTATTTTATCATGTGTTAGTAGATGAAGAAAACAACGAAGCAACCGAAAACCAAAGAGAACTTTGGAAAAAAGACAAATTAACACTATATAATAATTCAATTTATTTAGAAATATTTTTAACCCAATTAACACAAATATAAGATGAACACATATATAGGAACGTACAAAGTAGTTAAAATTTTTAGAAAATCAAATAGACGGGAACTAATTAGACGAAATTTAACAATAGACGAAGCAAAAAGAGTAGTTAATAGTTACCCCGATAAAAATAATAGTATGGTAGTTTTTTTTAAACAATTTAACGCCTTAAAATACTATGAATGAAAACGAAAACCCCCCGCCGTTTCTAGCCTTATTTTTGGCTTTTTGTTGCATCGGTGCAATGTATGGCATTATTGCCTTAATCGGATTAATTTTAAACGTATAAACAAAAAAACTTATGAAAACAATTGAAATAGAATTATATAAATTTACAGAATTAAGCGACCACGCCAAAAATGTAGCAATTGAAAAAGAAAGAGACCACGAAATAGAGTTTGATTTGTTTTCTGATTTTTGCCACGAAAAAATAAGCGAAAACGGTTTTAAAGGGAATATAAAATTACAATATAGTTTATCTTATTCTCAAGGAGACGGACTGTCATTTTCGTGTGACTACTTTGACAATTTAAACGCCTTATTTATTGAAATTTTAGGCACTGAAAAACAAAAAACTATCGATTTTATAATTAATAATTGCAGCCTAAAAATAAACGGCAATAACGGCTACTATTGTTACTCAAGTAGAAACGATATATTTTTAGAATTTGACGACTACAAAGGAAATTGCTACCTAATACACGAAACCGTTTCAAAAGTTGAAAGTAAATTAAAGGACTTATATATTGACTTATGTAAAGAATTGGAAAATAAAGGCTATTCTGAAATTGAATATCAATATAGCGACGAATATATTACGGAAACATTAATAGAAAACGATTATTATTTTACTATTGACGGCTTAATTTATTAATGGTTTCAAGGAATTAGACAAAAACACAAAGACAACGTCAACAATTTACGCACAAACGTAATAAGTAAAACCTATTGAAATTAATTTTTTGATAGGTTTTTTTTATGCCTTATAATTTCGGGTGCTGCATTAGTTCGGGTGCTGCATTAGTTCGGGTGCTGCATTAGTTCGGGTGCTGCATTAGTTCGGGTGCTGCATTAGTTCGGGTGCTGCATTAGTTCGGGTGCAAAATTGCCACAAGCCACCCCCGAAAAGAAACCAAAGGCAATAAACAGCACCCCCACCCCCCCCTAAAGCGAAGGCAAAGGGGCGCATTTGACCCCCTCCACAAATTTTTTCCACACAATATAACTTTTCATTTGCAGTATTTTCCTACATATATTAAATCAAGTATCCTACAAAAATTTTTTTCCTATTCTATATACTTTTTGAAATAAAGAAAAGTCTTACAAGTTGTAAAAATAAAATAAAAGCCGTTTGTTGTCGTTTAATCCACTTTTGAGTTAGAAATGCAAATCATTCAAGATTACAGTTCCAGTCTAAAAATCAGAATGTCTTGTTTTGTAGGAAAAAAGTATGAAAAAGGGCACTTTTTGAAAAAACGTAAAAAAAAAACGCACTTTTATACCCCCCCCCCTAAAAAGTGTATCAAGAAATAGGGAGGGGGTCTTTTTCCTTTATTTTATAAAATATTATTATTATTAAAAAAAATATATATAATATATAATAGTATTAATTAATTTTGTAACTTTGTAGCAATTATTATTAAATATAATTATGGAAAGAGATAAAGTATTTTTGGATATTATTCAACAGATAGAGTTGGGTCGTTCTGTAAAAAACATATTAGATGATGATGCTTGTCCTGTATCTCGTACTACTTTTTACAGTTGGTTAAATGAAAATCCCGATAGAATAGAATTATATAAGAAAGCTACTGAAATACGTGCTGACTATATAGCTGATGAAACTTTAGAAATTGCAGACGATAGAAGTAGGGATTACTATCTTGATGTAAATGGAAATAGACAACAAAGTATGGTTGCTGTAAATAGAGATAATTTAAGGATTAAAACTCGTCAATGGGCAGTAAGTACAATGAACCCGAGAAAATACGGTAGCAAGGTTGATTTAACTTCAGGAGGTGATAAATTGAAGGTAGTTCCGATTATAGGGATGCAGATTATTAACCAAGAGGAAGAAGAAGTTGCAGAATAAAAGCCTATCATTAAATGTTAGAGGTAATTTAAAGCAATTAGAAGCCATAAAGGCTTGGACTGATAAAACTACCATTGATATTGTGTATGGAGGCTCTAAGGGAAGCGGAAAGACTTTCATAGGTTGTTCTTTGATATGTGCAGATGCACTAATGTACCCTGAAACGCATTATTTTATTGCGAGAAAGACATTAGCAGATTTACGAAAGTTTACTATTCCTTCTATTCAAGAGGTTTTGAGTGGATGGGGAATAACAGAGGATTATTATAGCTTCAATGGTCAAGATAACTATTTTAAGTTTCATAATAAATCTAAGATATTTTTGATTGATGCGAAGTATTTGCCAAGCGACCCAAACTATATGCGATTTGGAGGTATGCAGAATACTCGTGGATGGATAGAAGAAGCTGGGGAGTTTGACATTGAGTGTAAGAATAACTTACAAGCGAGTATAGGGCGTTGGAAGAATAAGGAATATGACCTGTCGCCAAAGTTGCTACAAACGTGTAACCCCAGCAAGAATTACTTGTACAAGGATTATTATAAGGCGACAATTGATAGAACTATTCCAAGTCACATGAAGTTCATTCAGGCATTGCCAACAGATAATAAGACATTGCCAGTTGATTACGTTCCTAACTTAATGAAAATATTAAGCCATAACGAAGTTCAAAGGCTTGTGTATGGGAATTGGGAGTTTGATGATAATCCTTATGCGATGTTTGAGTATTCAGATATTCTTGGATTGTACACAAATGAGTTTATTAAGCCTACTCAAGATAGGTATATGACTTGTGATATTGCTTACACAGGTTCGGATAAGTTTGTTATTGTTGTTTGGGCAGGATTTGTAGCCTTAAAGATAATTGCTATTGATAAGATTGACGATACAATGGTGAGTAAGAAGATAAATGAGCTACGAATAGAGAATAGAGTGCCACTTAAAAATGTGATATATGATGCTGATGGATTGCAGACATTTACAAGGGCATCAACAAAGTTAGGGAATTTAGTAGGAGCAACTCCATTTAACAATAATGGTAAGCCAATAAAAATGCACGGTAAAACGGAGAACTTTAAGAACTTAAAAGCACAATGTTACTGGTACTTTGCAGAAGCGGTCAAGGATTCTAAGATGTTTATTCAAGAGGATAAATACAGGAAGCAAGTGATTGAGGAGTTAGAGCAGATAAATAGACAACCATTGCAGGATGATGGAAAAATATCGTTAGAGAAAAAAGAGGAGATAAAAAAGAGGATAGGTCGTTCTCCCGATTTTGCCGATGCTTTAATGATGCGATTTTTCTTTGAATTGAAAGGTAAGCCGAGATTACGAATAATTTGGTAAATAAATAAAAATATGATATTCAAAAGCAACGAAGAAGCCATATCGGCTATTAAGAGTAATCTTAAAATCAATGAAGAATTTGTCGAGATGCGTGAATGTTCTGATGAACTAAAAGCGTTAGTAAATGGAGATGACTTCATAGATGAGCTTATAGAGAATATAGAAGGAATTGAGAGTAATGTAAAAGCAGAAGCAAGGAGAAAATACTCAAGAAGCATCAAAGATTTATTCGGAAGAATATTTCAGCCTATCGATAATATTTATTATGCAACTGGAGGGATTAAAGACTACGATATTTTAAACCCTACAATTAAAGCAGAGTTCTTAAATAAAATTGCAAGTGTAAGGGATGGGAAGTCTTTAACGGAATGGGTACAAGACTACGCAATTAAATTAATGAACACAGACCCGAATGGATTGATGTTCTTAGAATATACTACTGAACCTGATGTTGATATTTATCCAACTTATAAATCGATTGATAGTATTCGTTATTACGACTCAAGAGGACAGATGGTCGAGTATGTAATATTTGAACCAAAGAGATTAGAGAACAGACAATTTTGGAGAGTAGTTGACGATTTGACAGACAGAACATTTGAGCAAGTTGGAAATAGTTTTAATATTGTAGCAGAATTAACATTTGAGCATCCATTTGGTCAAGTACCTGCACTTATCTGTTCTAACATTCAAATCCCAGCGGAGGAGGAGAGATTATCAGCTATTGATAACATTATAGACATATCCAAAGAATATGCGAGAGACCAATCATTCTTAACATTATATAAAATTTATAAGGGCAATCCAATCTTTTGGAAATACGTTCAGTATTGTGGTGATTGTGGAGGAACAGGTAAAGTAGAGGAAGAAACTTGTACTACTTGTGATGGTCACGGTAAAATGATGGGTAAGAGTGATGTGACAGGTGTTGTTGAGTTACCTATTCCTGATGACAGAGATACTCCAATTATAGCACCAAACATTGCAGGATTTATATCTCCTGATTTAGATGTGTGGAAACAATATTCAGAAGAATTGAATTTACTTGAGGAGAAGATGTATAAAACGCATTGGGGAACAAGTTATGGTATTCAGAATATGAGCAATGTAGAGAAAACAGCTACTGAAATAATTTACAACAAACAACCATTAGAAAATCAACTTAACAAGTATGCAGACTTTATAGAATATGTTGAGTGGAAGTTCTGTGAGTGGATATTGAACTTTTATGACTTAGGAAAAAGCAGAAGCGAAAGCAGGATAACAATCAATTTAGGTCGTAGATATATCGTTGAAGGTTATGACACATTATTGGAAAGATACGAGATGTCTGTTAAGGCTGAAGAAAATAGTGTGGTATTGGATAAGCTGTTTAGTGAGTATTTATCGGCAAAATATAGAAATAATCCAATTGATTTGCAAATTAATCTCGTAAAAATGCGAATCGAACCATATTTACACTTACCTTTACAAACAGTTTTGAATATCTTTGGAAACGAAGAAGCACAAAGAAAAGTATTATATCAAAAATGGTGGCAGACAGTTACAGATTATGGCAAGTCAGAAGAAGTATTGACTGCTGAATTTAATAACTGGTTTGAATTAAATAAAAAGGTTGTAGCACCGCCAGTTGCACCAATAACTAAATAAAAATTATATGAGTCAAGTTGCAGTTTACGTATTACACAAATTAGGCAGAGAGGGAAATGGATTTAATTCCAACTACAAACTATCAGTAGAAAGACCTCCGCATTTAGTACACATTACTTTTGCAGACACAACGAATGACAATTGCAAGATTAATGGATTATGGTATGAGAAAGACGAAAAACTTACTAAATTACATTTAGAAGGAAAAGACTTTTTAGAAGTACAAGAGCCAAGCAAAGATGAGTTAATTAAAGAATACGAATTGCTATCAGGAGAGAAAGCAAAACCTATTTGGGGCGTAAACAAATTAACTGAAGAAATAACCAAACTAAAGTAATATGGCGTTAGACAACATCGCAGAAATCGAAACCACATTAGGAATTGAAAGTGGTAAGTTAATTGAAATGATAAATAGTGAAGAAGCGTTTTCAGTAGATTTGTCAGAAAAGGTATTTTTAGATAAGACTGCTTACGAAGAACGAATCGCTAATATCAAAAAAGATTCAGCTACTATGGCTATTGAAATAGCGGTAAAAGAGCAGAGAAATAACCTTGGATTAGATTTTCAAGGCAAGACAATGGATAATTTAGTGAATGCTATTAAAGCAAAAACTGAATCAGAAAATAAAATCGAGCCTGATGAAAAGTTTAAAACATTAAAGTCGGAGTTTGATGGATTAGTTTCTAAGTTAAATGAAAAAGATGCAGAGTTTAATTCATTCAAAACACAAATAGAAAAAACAAATCTGTTAAGTGAAATTAAAAACGAGTTTACGAAATATATTCCTGACAATGTATTGGTGTCTAAATCTACAATTTTTACTGAAGCTAAAGAAAAAGGATTCTCTTTTGAAAAAGAAGATGGTAAAGTTGTAGTAAAAGATTCAAATGGTAACATTTTAAAAGATGCTAACTATTCTCCAATAACTGTAAAGGATTGGGTAACTACATTCTCAACACCATATTTGGCAAAAGTTGAAGGCGGTGCTGGAAAAGGAGATGATACTGGAGAAGGTAAAGCTGGAAGTTTTGAAGCGTTTATGAAAGAATCCGAAAGAAACAATTGGGACGCATCTAAACAAAATCAAGAGATGGCTAAACGGATTTCTAATGGAACATTGAAAATATGAGTAGATTAGTAGAGTGGTTCTTTTCTTTATTCATAAGTAAATCAAAAACAGACGAGGTTCGTAAAAAAGCGTCTTGCGATTTAAAGAAAGAATATACAAAGTATCAAAATGAAGTTTACTTTAATAAATTAAGAAGAAAGAATAAATTTGACTATAAATAGTCAAAAATAAATTAGACAAATTTGTCTAAAATAAAAAAATCCCTTACGAATTTAAAACTTGTAGGGGATTTTTCGTAACTTTGTAAAACTTTGGCGGTAGCTAAATGGAAAAGGGCGGTATGCTCACAATTAAAAAAGAGTATTATCAATTAAAATTTAAACAAAATGCCTAACAAAACAACCGCAAATTTGGTAAAAGCTCAAGCAAGATTGCTTGGAGCGTTCCAATCTTCTGAATTAAGATTCAGATACCCAGCTACTTATTTAGCACTTAAAGGAATGTCGCCTATTATGTTTCCTAACTACGATGAACTTCGTACAAGAGAGGACAGAACAGTAGAAACAAACTTCATCGCAAGAGCAAAACGTTCATTAACAACTGGTGCAGGTGCAAGAACGCACAACCACACTGGTGTGAAACAAGATTCAGCTGTACTAACTCCATCTTGGACTGCGTATTCTGATAAATTCAATATGTCATTGAAACAAGCTGACAACTCTTTGTATAATGCAGATGAGCAATTGTTTAGTGAAATTTCAAATGCAGTATCTAACTTTATGGAAGGATATGAAACAGCTGCTACTTCTTACATCTTTACAAACAGAAGTGCTGTTGTTGCTACTGTTTCAGAAGCTACATTTATTACTGCTGGTACAGTAAATGCTTATGAGATTGCTTCTGCTAATGAAAGTAGAGCTATGCAAATCACTAAAATCGCAATGCAGACTAATAAATATCCTGAAGGATTTACAGTTTTCTGTGATTCAGTTGCTTATGCTAAATTTGAGTATCAAGCTGCTCAAGGTATTTCTAACTCTGCTAACTTGTCATTCCAATTCAATGGAGTAACATTTGTTCACTCAGTAGAGCTTAATGCTCTTGCAGTTGCAGTAAAAGCTGGTCACACAAAAGGATATTGGATTGTAGTTCCTGATGGAACTGTATCTACATTGCCTTGGATTCCTAAACAAAACAGAGTTGGAGTTGATACAGTAGTAGGTAACTACTCTAATATCATCAACCCTATCGATGGAGAATCTTACGCATTGCATACTTATGTAACTGCTGCTGATGATAGTTCAAACAATGGTTATACTCAAGACGTAGTTACTCAATACGAAATATCTCAAGATATGTCATTTGCTAAAGCTCCTCTTACAGTATCAACTGAAACACCTATCATTGCATTTGCAATTATCTAGTAGATGATAAACATCACAAAAATACAAACAGCGTTATCGGGACTTGTAGGGTTTAAACAGCCTTACAATCCTGATTATGCTATTGTAGATTCAACAAATCAAGCAAGTTCTTCAGGGTATTACATAACGGATAATCCGTATGCTAAAATCGAGTACATAAAGGACAACCAAGATTACGTTGATATATCTGCAACAGGTTTCAATTCATTGCTTACTGATATAAAAAAATCATCGGTAGCAAGTGTTTGTAATCAAGTATTTAGCGATTACGATTTCATAGATAGAACATTATTGTTCAAAAACGCTTCTAATAAAATAGAAGTAGAAACATTACCAACAGGATTTGTCGGGTATCATATTAGAGTAACAAGTCAGAAAAATGTGGCTTTTAAAATAAGTCGTGTGTTACTCGATTTTCAAGGTACAGGAAGTTTTACTTTACTACTTTGGAATACTGCAAAGAAGGCAGCGATACAATCTAAGGTAATAACAATTACAACCGACCATCAAGAAGTAGTGCTTGACTGGGTTATAGACAATTCAGACACCACTTACAAAGGAGAGTACTATATCGGGTATATTAATAACTCGCTTACTGTAACTCCATATAAAAGAGAGTGGAACTCAGGTAATGTCTTGTCAAACCCAACGTACTTAAAAGTTGAAAGAGTAAAAGTGCCAAATCATTTGACTACTACCTTATTCGATTTAGATGATGTTGATGGATTGTCAGAAGATTCAGGATTGAATTTAGATATATCGGTATATGAAGATTACACTGATTTCGTTATAAATAACAAAATGATTTTCGCAAGAGCGATTCAGATTGAAGGTATTATTGGTTGTATTCAATTATATGTATCATCATTAAGAAGTAACTCAAACCAATCTCAATCAGCTCAGTTATACGAGAAATTAATGATTGAATTAAAAGGTACAGGTAGCGAAAGTGTTGTTAAAGTAATCGGTTTAGAAAATCAGTTATTAGGAGAAATTGCTTCTATAAGAACAGAAATAGGTAAGCTAAAAAAGGGTTTAGTTAAACAAAATCAAGTCTTTGCTTATACATTAAGATAATGGCAAACTATACAAAAACAAATCCAGTAGGATTAGATTTAGTAGTTGATAAGGTACAAAAAAAATTGTACGACAAATTGACTGCTTTGTGGAATGTAAAGTTAGATGGTTATCCAAGATGTTATGAGATAAAAAGAGATAAGAAAACTACACTTGAGCATTACAAAGGAAAAGGAGAGTACGAGTCATTAATACATACTGACAAAAACAAATTCTTCTTCACTTGTAAAAAAGATGTTACACAAAATAGCTTTACAACCTATAATGCAGAAATAGAGGTATATTTCATAGTGAATGTAAAAGATTGTAAGCCATCGATACAGCATAGAGCTGACGAAGAAGTTAGAATGGATGTAATTAATATTTTATCCACAATTGGATATGTAGAAGTTACAAAAAAGATAACAACTGACATTACTTCAGTATTTAGTGGATATGATTTTAAATTAGTAAATGATTTGCATCCGAATCATTGTTTTAAGGTTACATTTCAAGTTAGTGATTTTAAATTAAAGTAGATGGAGTTTACAGTAATTAAACCATTTACATTTGACAAATATTACAATAAAGGAGAAGTAATTATCCTCCATACAAAACAATTAATAAAACGTTTAATTAATAACAAATACATTATAAAAAATGGCATTAGCAAATCAAATAATAGTAGTTCCAAGCTCTAAAGCAGACTTATTAGGAACTGGATTGGAAGCAACAGCTTTCGATTGGGATAGAGTAGAAACGATTGAGCTTTCTGCAAGAAGTTATGTTTATCCAACGGGTGACCAAAATTTATCAACAGTTCAAGCTGCTCAATTAACTTCAGATGTAATTATCCTTCAAGGAATTAAATCTTTTAAAATTACTGCTGTTGAACCACAAATCAACACAGCAGATGGTTCAGGTTACAAAACTGTAACTGGAGAGCTTCCTTACGAGTATGAAATAATGTTTGACAACAACGGTGTAAACCTTTGGAAAGCATTGAGAAAATTCAACTCTAAAGATTCTTACAACTGTGCGTTTTACGATGTTGAAGGAAACAAAATTTTCACAACTAACAAAGCAGGTACAGTTTTCAAAGGATTCCAAGCTAAAATGTTGTTCGTAGGACAATACAAAGGTAAAGAAGGAAACAACCCTGCTGAGGTTAAAATGAACATTCAATTAGCTGACAACGGTGAAATGGATAGACAAGTATGGATTTCAGGAGAAACTCTTGACTTTGATGCTAAGTCTGACTTAGATGGTGTTAATGATTTGTATCTTAATGTAAGTGGAATGATTTTAAATCCTTCTGCTGCTGCAACTGTTGTTGTTGGAACTACATTGGCAGACCGTTCTCAATTTGTTGCTGGATTACCATTTAGTGCATCAAACACTACTTTAGCTCCAAATACATTCTTGGTTAAAAAAGTATTAACAGCAAGTCCTTATACAGTTACTTATTTTGCTCCAACTGCTCAAACATCAGACGCTATTGGTAAAGCATATACATTGACTATTCCTACTGCTACTTTTACCGCTGGTGCTACATATTCAGTTGTGACTGCAACATATACTTCAACAGGAGCTCCTACACCTGCTCAATTGACATCTAATATAGTTCAATTATCTTCTACTAAATTGCTTTACAAAGGCATTAGTGATGGTCTTACATTGTAGTATTTAGATTAGATTATTTTATTAGACCCGTTGCATATTTGTAGCGGGTTTTTTTATCTTTAAGAGATAAATCTCTTAAACTCAATTAAATTTTATTTACCTTTGTACTATGACAGTAAGAGAATATATGAATAGAGCTAAAGCAATGCAAACTTCTGTAAAAGGATATGTTGATGATATTGCTATGATGAAAGAAGATGAAATAATAAATTTGAATGTTATCCAAATGGAAAAAGGCTTAGGAACTAATGATTCTAAATTAAACTATGCAAATGGATATACAGGAAGATATGGTGGGTCAACTGCAAAAAGAGCTTTATTAGAAAGAACGGTATTGCCTAAAATTGCTGGAGAACTGTATAATTTTGGATGGACAGGAGATTTTTTATCTAATTTTCAAGTAAGAATAACAAGAGAAAATAAATTAGAAGTATATAGCACAGGAACAGGTACAGGAGGAAAGTCTATATTTCTTACTAAAACTCCATAT